TTAAAGTAGCACAAAATGTAAGTAGTGATGGAGCAATTATAACAGGATTCCGTTATATTGATGTTAATACTACTTTAGGAGACGAAGGTGGTGGCGCTAGTCCTACACCATCAACAACCAGAGTTCTTGCCATACATACTTATTCAACTCTTGCAGGTGAAATTGTTATCTCAGGAACGAAGCAGATTACAAATAGATCAGCTAAAGGAACAGCTATTCGGTATCGTGTAGGAGCAACTGATTCTAGTGATCAATATATAGGTGATATGGGAGTTGGTGTTATTGGTATTCTAAGTGTTGCAACATCTGGAACAGGAACGATGGCACCTACAATTACACTATATGTAGGTTAACATGGTTGCATATTCATATCTTAAAACGGATATTATTCAAACTTCTGAAAACGATTCTACCGAATTTGCCAGTGCAATTTCATTTTTTGTAGATCGTACAGAGTTACGCTTACTTAAAGATCTGGATGATGTTGGGTTAAACGAATATACCAGTATTACTTTTACTGTAAGTAATCCTGTTGTTAGTTTAAATGATAGAGTTCATATTGTTCGTAATGTGAACTATACAACCAGTGCGTCCAGTCTTAAGACAAGCCTTCTTAAACGTACTTATGAATATGCTATAGATTACTGGCCCTATGCCAGTTCTTCAATAGGGACACCAAGATATTATGCTAGAAAAAATAATACTTCTATCTATGTCGTACCCACTCCTTCTTCTACTTTATCAGGAGAGGTTCAAACAGTTTCTAGACCTTTACCTTTAGCTTCAGCTACAGGTACAAGTGCAACAACCCAGAATTATTTTAGTGATTATTGTTATGATGCTCTTTTTGCAGGATGTATGGCGGAAGCTACTATGTTTATGAAGGATTGGAATACACTTCCAGTATGGCAGACCCAATATCAGGGAGCAGTATTGGCATTACGTAATCAGGCTAGAAGGACTAGACAAGATGATATGGCAGTGGCTGCAAGTCCTGCTGGTGGTCCTGATACCATAACACCGGGAGCAAGTTAATGGTGAACAGGGCTAGTGTAAGGCAACAGATTATGAAGCCGGGATTGAAAAGAGGCGGTAGGGTTAAGAAGAAAAAGAAATTAGATATTAAGAAGGCGATTAAGAAACCGGGATCATTGCGTAAATCCCTTGGTATCAAGAAGGGAAAGACTATCCCTAAGTCAGTTTTAAAAAAAGCGGCTAAGGCTCCCGGTAAAAAGGGACAAAGAGCCAGATTTGCTTTGACATTGGAGAAATTACGTAAGAAGAAAAAGAAGAGGAGAACTTAAAATGGGTTTAGCAAGATTTACAGGAACGGGATCAATGAAAGAGATTACTGCTAAAGATATTAGGGCTGCTAATCGAGTATTAAAAAAAGGACGTAAATTTAAAAAACCAAAAAAAGGAGCTACCTCCTATGCTACTAGAAAACAATTTGTAGCTCCACCAAAAGGAAAAAAGAAACTAAAACAAGAAGAAAAAGATTTAAATTTAGTTTACGATTATGGTACTAAAGCACAAAAAGCCAAGTCTTTTGGAAGAGGAAAGAGAAAAACTGCTCCACTTCGTAATGTTAGAAAAGGAGGAGAGTTTTCTAGGAAACATGGAGGACAAGTTTTTGATGGTAATAAATTTGTCATGTCTTTTTATGAAGTAATGAAATAGGAGAACTTAAAATGGGATTAGGACCACATACATTATTGAAACGTCCACCTGATTTGGATGAGATACTTGGCAAGCCAACCGGACAGGGATTTGGTGCTGCCAGAAAAGGACCATCAGTAGTAGGTCCACCTCAAGATGTCGTTGTTGATGAGGATTATCCGCAAGGTAAGTCCTTTAAAATAGAAAAGTCTGATAAAGACAGTACTTATGGGGAAACTTAGTTATGTCAAAAGCTAAAGTTATAGTTAAAGTTGGGGATGACTTTTTTCAAATTGGACAAAATATATGGAAAATGTTTAAAGGCTCACCGGATGTTATTCGTTCCTCTGCTACGGCTGCAAAAAGGTCAAATACGACTGTAAAGAAGGGAACACAACAAAATATAAAAGATGCCCAGAAACAGACTACAGCGCAAAAGCTTAATCTAGCTGATCAAAAGAAGTTGGCAACGCAGAGAAAAGCTGCTGGAAAAAAGAAAGAAGATCTTAAAAAGGATAAAAAAGGAGATGAGGCTCCTGTTAAGAAGGAAACGATTTCTGAAGTAGGTTTGGGAGGTGTGAGGTCTAGAACAGTAACTCCTAAAGTAAAGGGGAAAGGTGGCTTTATACTAAATCCATTAACAGGAAAACCATTTACTAATAGAGCTAAATGGCTTGCAGCAGGAGGACTAGGTTCATGGGCAACATATATTGCAGCAACATCAGGAAAAGATAAAAAGAAAACAGGAGCAGCATCGGCTACTACAACACCTAAACCATCTGGGCCAGTTACTACTGCTCCTGCTCCTCCCAGCCAACTTTCAAGCAGTCCAAATGGTAAAAAACCTAAACCTCAACAATCAGGTCCATCTGATGGTCCTCCACAAAGACGGCCCATTAAAGCTAAAACTTTGGAACAAAGATTAAAAGCAAAGTTTATTAAAAGTCATGGAGGAATAGATTCTTTTAAGCCTACAACTAAAGTTGGTAAAGCTGTAAAAGGAGATATTTCAGCGAAAAGATCAGCGGATTCTTCATGGGAATCTGAATTATTTAAGATGAGAGAAGGATCTGAAGGTGGCCGTACCTATACTGATCAACAAAACTATGAGAAAATTATGGAAGAAAGAAAAGGAACTACTAAAAAGAAACGTGGTGGTGTAATTAAACGTAATAAAGGTGGGCCAATACGTGGAGTTGGAAAAGCTCTACGAGGATATGGTAGAGCTACTTATTCTAATAAAATGTATTAAGGGAGATTATTATGGCTGATGAACGTGGCTTTTGGGATAGAATATTAGAGGGGGTTGATCTGAGTGATTATGATCCTAGAGAGTGGTCAGGTGAAGATATCTGGAATACTATCTCTCCCTTTGCAATTAGTGAAACAGGTCGTGGTGAAGATGAAGCAGTAGCTGCAAGGAATGCAAGGTGGGCTGCGGCAAATCCTGCTGAAAGAGAGAAGATAAGACAAGAACAGCGAGAGGCAGGTGCCGCTGAAACATTGCGAAGAGCATCACTACCAACAGAAAAACCCTTTATGTCAGTATCTAGAACAGATGCGCCACGATCTAAAGCTACTCCTATGCCTACAAGAGAAGATATTATAAGTAGATTACTTGCTTCTGGACGTGGTCCTACTATAACACAGGGTGGAGGATCTCCTCAAACTAGGCCAACATCTAGAGTAGGAACCTCTAAAGCTTCTGCTATGCCTACAAGAGAAGATATTATAAGTAGATTACTTGCTCCTAAACGTGGAGAATATCCTCCTCGAACTACTGCAAGAACTCCTCCATCTATGGGATTGGAATTTGGGGATGTTAAAGGATTGTCTCCCAGTAATGTACGAACAACGGCTGCACGTAGAGAAGCTGCTACTCTTAAAAATAAAGTAATTGCTGATGCTGCTAGAAAAAAAAGGGCCGCAGAAGCTAGAAAAGTAAGTACTCTGTTAAAAGAAAGACAAGCAGCACCTAGTAAAGCAGACATTAGAGTTGCTAGAGAAGCAGAGACAAAGAGAAAGGCGGCTAAAGAAAAAGCTAGAGAAATTAGCCTTGAAAAATCTGCTAAAAAAATAGGCAAAGAATTTAGACAACCTAAAGTAACTCCAATAAGTAAACCTAAACCTAAAGTAGTTTCAGAAAAGAAACCTAAAGTAGTTTCAGAAAAGAAAGTAGCTAAAAAGAAGACCACTCCAATTCAGGCTGCTTTAGGAACGGGACGTAAAGCCCATACAGTTAAATCAGGACAAACTCTTTCTGGAATTGCCAAACAGCATGGCACAACGCTTAAAGCTTTGCTGGCAGCTAATCCTAAATTAAAGGGACGGCCTAATTTAATTAAGGTTGGAGAAAAGATTAAGATAAGAGGGCCATTAAAAAAGGCTTCATCTCCCTATAAAGGAATGACTAAAAAAGAGTGGGAGAAAATTACTACTGCTTCACAAAAACAAAGAGAGCAAAGAAGTGCCAGAAAAAAAGGTGGAATAGTTAAGAAAGCAGGAGGAGGGAAAATGAAACAGGTAGGATTACATACTGCTGAAATGCGTTCTGGTGGAAAAGATCTTCATCAACCCCAATCTAAAATTAAGAAGCGCATACATCAAGAAACTACATATGCCAAGAAGGGTGGTAAAGTAGGTAAGAAAAAACAAGGCTATAAAGCTCGTAAGGATGAATCGATTGCAATGAGAGTCAAGAAGAAACGGACTAAGAAACAACTCAAGGCAAGTCGAAATGAATCCTACGGTAAGTGGGGTAAGGGTAAAGGTAAAGGAAAGATAAATCGTTCTGGTGCTGCCTTGGTTGCTTCTTCATATGACTAAAGAAAAATTTAACGACTATACCAAGATAGATTATAGTTTTCTTAAACCTAGTCAAGAAGATTATAAAACTTTTTCAGAATACTGGGAAGCTATGACTAATCAACAAGATGGTTATTTGTATAAAAAATTTAAATATACCTATGGTAGTAAGTTGTAAAAGAAAAAGAAATGATAACCTGTAAGAATTGTGGATATGATTCTCATTGTGGTATGCCTCTGATAAAAGATATTACAGGATATGCTGAAATAGAACAAATAGAGGTTTGTAAATATTGTCGTTGTGGAAAATGTACTATTCCAGATTGGTAAAGGAGAAAAAAATGTGTAATAATGAAGAATGTAGTAATTCACATTGTACCTGTGATCCTTGTATATGTAGAATAGAAAATCTATGTGAATGTTGTAATGATCATCAAGCAGTAGGACCATGAAAATCTTTAATTTCAAACATCCTAAAGATGTCAATCTAAATTATTTTAATCATTTAAAATTTTCATGGTGTGAGAGTATCAGAGCATTTGGAATATGTTTGGTAATGATTATACATGGGATTATTCCATATATCTTTGATAATACTTTTTCTAATTATATTAAAAAAGCTATGGGAAGAGTTGAAGAAGTGAGTAAATAATATGGCAGTATCTGGCACATATAATTTTAATCTGGATATAGATGAAGTCATTCAAGAAGCTATGGAAATGATTGGAGGAGAAGATACTCTGGGTCATGAACCAGCTTCTGCTAGACGTTCTATTAATCTTATGCTTAAAGATTGGCAGAATAGAGGGATACTTCTCTGGTCTACAAGTACAACGGCTGTAACAGTTGTTGCTTCTACAACTTCTTATGATCTTAGTAGTTCTACAATTAATGCTCTGGAAGTTGTAATTAATCGAGATAATACGGATATTCAACTTACCAGAATTACTCCTGAACAATATTTAATTATACCTGCTAAGACACAAACAGGAAGACCTTCTCAATATAGTATTAGAAGGGGAAGAGATAATCCTGTAATGTCTGTATGGCCTATACCAGAAAATTCTACAGATATATTAAAGATAGAAATAGTAAGTGACTTAGAGGATGTGAATAAATCTGCAATACAGAATGCAGATACACCTAAAAGATTTTTACCTGCTTTGACTTGTGGTTTATCTTATTATATGTCAATGAAAAGGCCATTAGTAGCACCAGAACGTATTGCAATGTTAAAAACAAATTATGAGGAAATATTGACAAGGGCAATGGAAGAAGATAGGGAACGAGCTAGTCTGTATCTATTACCTAGACTGACGTTTTATAATTAAGAGGAACTTCGTTCTATGGCTACTCATAAAAATGCATTAGCTCAATGTGATACTTGTGGATTTGTATATCCATATAGAGTTATGAGGATGAATAGCTATGGATTACTAGTATGTCCACAAGATTTTGAAGGACAATATGATTTAAAAAATAATCCTCAGAATAAAGTACCTAATGTAAGAGATGATCCTGCTATTAGAAATCCACGGCCTGATACAGGAGGAAGAGGTATAACATGGGATGAAACAGCTACATGGATAACTGTTAATCCCACAACTCTGGTAGAAACAACACATACAACTAAGTATGATGATGCTAATAAAAGTTGGGATGGAATATGACAGATTTAACAGGAAAATTAATATCAGGTACTTATAAGCAACTATTATTAATTAATTCTAGTACGACTAATAGTGGAGTAACTTCTTCTATTACCAGTGTTCAGACAGGAGATGGTACAGGAACTGCTCTTAATGTGGGAACTGGTGGAGTTATAGTTTCTGGAAATATAGGAGCAACAGGAAATATTAGTGTAAGTGGAGGCTTGTTAGTAAAGAATAAGGTCTGTGCTTCTGCATATTATGGAGATGGTTCTAATATTACTGGAATTACAGCTACAATAGGCGGTAATATATCAGTTAGTAATGTTATAGTTGGTGGAACTTTATCTGTAGTAGGGGCCGCTGTTTATAAGTCTAGTGTTACAGTAAGCGGTGCTGTTAATCTGGGAAGTACATTAACTGTGGCAGGAGCTACAAGTCTGGCTTCTACATTAGATGTGGCTGGTAATGCTTCCATTGGAGGAACACTTACAGGTACTGGAAATGTAGTATTTGATGGTGATGTGTCTGTTAGTGGAGAATTAAATGTAAATGAGAATGTTTCAGTAGGAGGTACATTTGTAGCAACAGGTGCAGGGACTTTTAATTCTAAGACAGAATTTAATGATGCTGTTTCTATAAGTGGAAATTTGGATGTAGCTTCAGCAGCTTCTATAGGAAGTACTCTCAAGGTAACAGGGGTTGCAAGCTTTTTAACAGATGTGTCTATCAGTGGTAATACTAATGTTGTTGGAAATGTAACGGCTGCTTACTTTTATGGAGATGGTTCTAATCTAAGTAATGTAGAAGCAGAATTAGGTGTTACTACAAATATTTCTGTATCTGGTTTTATACATGCAGGAGGAAGTGTTTCTGTATCTGGTCCTTTCAATGTTATAGGAGCAGCTACATTTCAGGACAATGTCTCAGTAAGTGGTAATGTAAATATTACAGGAACAGCTACAATCGCTGGGGCTGCTTCAATAGGTGGTGCTGTAAGTATAGGTGGTGCTGTAAATCTATTAAGTACAGCTACAGTTTCTGGTGCTACAGGATTTTTAGGAACAGTCAGAGTAAGTGGAGCTACTTCTCTTGCTTCTACTCTAGATGTAGCTGGTAATACCTCTATTGGAGGGACAGCACAAATAACAGGTAATGCTAACTTTGATGGGGATGTGTCTGTTAGTGGAGATGTTTCCATAGGTACAAATTTATATGTTGGTGGAACTGTTACAATAGTAGGAAATACTACTATGACAGCCAATTTAGGTGTAGGTGGTACTTTTGGTGTTGTAGGAAATGTAAGTTTAGGAGCTAATGTAACTGTTAAAGGAGATGTACATGTAAGTAGTAAAGTATGTGCTTCTGCTTTTTATGGAGATGGAGCTAATTTAACAAATGTTCCTATAGATATTACTGGGAATATATCTGTTGGTAATGCAACTGTAGGTGGAAATCTCTTTGTAGGAGGTACAGTTACTGCTATTGGTGCTGCTTTATTTAATAGCACTGTAACTGTTTCAGGTAATGCTACATTTAAAACAGATGTATCTGTAAGTGGTAATACCAGACTTGGAGGTACAGTAACTGTTGGAGGTGCAGTTAGTTTAGCTTCTACTCTAAGTGTAGGAGGGGCTGCTAATTTTGCTAGTACTGTTACTATAGTAGGAATAGGGACATTTAAAGATGATGTCTCTGTAAGTGGTAATACTAATTTATTAGGAACAGTCACTATTGGTGGTGCAGTTAGTTTAGCTTCTACATTGAGTGTAGGAGGAGCTACAAATTTAGCAAGCACTGTAACAGTTGTTGGTATTGGTACATTTAAGGATGATGTATCTGTAAGTGGTAATACTAATTTATTAGGTACAGTTACTGTTGGAGGTGCAGTAAGTCTTGCTTCTACTTTAAGTGTTGGAGGTGTAGCTAATTTTGCTGATACTGTTACTATTGGAGGAGCTGTTAGTATTGCAGGAGCTTTAAGTGTTGGTGGTGCTACTAATTTACTTAGTACAGCTACAGTTTCAGGTGCTGCTGGTTTTCTGGGAACAGTCAGAGTAAGTGGAGCTACTAGTTTAGAAGCTGCCGTAGTAATGAAAAGTACGGCTACTGTAAGCGGTGCTGCTGGATTTTTAACTACAGTACGAGTAAGTGGTAATACAACTATAGGAGGAACTTTAGATGTAGCAGGTAATGTATGTCTAGGAGGTAATGTAACTATTAAAGGAGATGTACATGTAAGTAGTAAAGTATGTGCTAGTGCATTTTACGGAAATGGAGCTAATATAACAGCGATTGGTGTTTTAGCTAATGATCAGGCTTGGACTGGCTCTCAAAGAGGAACACCAACAACCGATAACGATGGCTCATTTGATATGAATGCAGCAAATAATTTTAACTGGTCACCAAGCGGTAGTGACACTTTGGCATTTACCAATGAGACCAGTGGTCAAGGTGGAATGATTTATTTAAATAACGGTTCAGGACATACGATTAGTTTAGGTAGTGAAATCGATGCAGATGAAGACTGTGCCAGTACTTTAAGTGAAGCTGGTCAGTATATACTTGCTTATTATTGTCGAGAT